CTGCAGGAGATTATCTCCTGCAGTGATATTGGGTATTTAATTCTATGCTACACATAGTTGATACTCTTGAACGAATATAATGTATAATCGAGTTTGGGAGTTTCGACTCCCATTTTCTCGATCAATACAATTCGTATCTTGAGATTAGCTTTAGTATATTATTACTTAGCCTGTTTTATGTTTCTTTGGCCGGGAACATAAGATATTTCTAGGAACCGAGAGGTTCCGAACACCCCGCCGCCCCCTTGTCCCACGCACTAGGGACAAACATGCACTTTAAGTGCAACACGAATAAACGTGTATAAATAATTCGTCCTCTAACTATAGAGCATTACGCTTCGAGCGTAACGTAGATTGGATGTGAGGTAGATCAGCACTACCGAGATTTTTGCTGAACAAAAGGTTTTTAGTTTATCACCAGTGCCTAGCGGTGATTTACACCTCCTCGGAGGTAACCAAACCCAATAGTCATACCCGCAAGGATTGATCCTATTGGACTAAGAGTCTATTAGACTATAAAATAACGAGGTAGCTCTACGTGATTGTGAACGAATGAGCAGCAAGGTTGGCTGAAACCCTATCTTTTAGACGGAAGAACCGGAATTAGATAGTATCCAGCATACGTGCTGAAGACGCTTTTTGCTAGTTTGTGTATATATAAAGAACTAGCCATTACACCACACCTGGGATGAAACACTACGGTTTATTAGTCACAGGGAACCTTAGGGTCACGGATTTAGTTGCTTTGAAGGAGCTTGCTCCTAGGCATAAATCATACGCTTGGTATTTATACCTTGTTAAAACGTGTCCCGTTTGTTGAACTTTAAAACAAACATCTGTTTGTTTTGAGTTCGCAAAGGTTCATCGGTTTTAAACAATAACATGATGAACAGCGAACTACGAAACGACACCCACAACGCCAAGATGGCTTCCCGCGCTAAATTTCAAAAGCGCCTCCGCGCTATGCGCATTGAACGGCAGAAGAACTTATTACGTGCCAAAACTGAACGTGCAGTGAAGAAGATCACTGCTATCCAAATGAGAAGCCATTCTGGATATCAAAAGCTTCTTTCCGAGGGCTATTGCCATTTGGCAAAAACTTGGAAAAATCTGTGTTTGCAGACTCAGGATTCTGCTACACAGCTCGTCTTGAATTGGGGAGAGAACTTAATTCTCCTTTTCTTGGCACTCAAGGACTGCAAATCAACAACGCAATTCGTGGCTATTGTCACAATGTTTGCAAAGTTGTATTGCAAGGAAGAGTCACTTCTCGCACAAATCATTGACGCAATTTGCGGTGATGATTTGGGGCACATCAATTGGACTTCTCAATCCGGTATTTTTGATACTGCTTTGAAGTCTTGGGAAACTTTGAAGAACTCTCCCGTTGTTGATAAAGTTTACAAACTTATCACAACCCTTCTTGCACTTGGATTTTTATCGGAATCAAAGACTTTGTCCTGGTCTTATTCCGGTATGCAATTGTTCCACTTGCAAGCGTCCAAAGGACGTAAAACATGCACCGATCTCTTGGAGGTTGTTATTTCCACAATGAAATTTTTCGTTGAAAGAGGTTATCGTTGCTTTGAGACTGGATCTTTGGATCCATTCTTTTTTGAAGACGATGCCGCTTGGGAATTTCAGGAAAGATACAATCGCATCATCACGAATTTTGATTATGTGAAGATCGGGAGCTGGAAAGGGATCAATGAAGATTGCCCTTGGGCCAGCGAGGCCGATTTTGAAAGAGAACTTTTGAAAGTCATTGATGATTGCAAAGTTATCACAAAATCAGCCACCGGACATGACCGGCAAATCATGAATCGTTGCTTGGAAAAACTACTCAAGTTGCACACTGATTTTCAATTGGTGCGTACAAGTGGTGGTTTGCGCGAAGCCCCATTTTCTTTTTTGATTTACGGAGCTTCTGGTATTGGAAAGAGCACAATTGTGAACAATTTGATCACATTTGCACTCCAAGCTATTGCGCGTGAGGAAGGAGTTGCGGATTATGAAGTTGATCCTAATTCCATTTGCACTCTGAATGAGATGGATAAATATCATTCGGATTACAAATCTCACATTCAAGCAGTCCTGATGGATGATCTTGCTAACGCGAAAGCGAAGACTACGCAAGTGAATCCCTCCGTCAACATTATTAATTTCATTAACAATGTTGCCCGCACAGCAATTGTTGCGGAGGCGGAGCTCAAAGGAAAAATCCAAATCAAGCCAAAAGTTGTTGCTGCAACAACTAATGTGTACGATTTGGATGCTTCCACTTATTCCAACGAACCTGTGTCAATTTTGCGCCGATTTCCAATTCATTTGCATGCGACTGTTAAAGAAGAATACAGACGCCCTGGATCTTTGTTCATTGATGGAGCTAAACTCGCAAAGGATGCCAAAGAAGGGAATTTATTCCCGGATGCTTGGGAATTCTCTGCATATGAGTTTTATGATCCTCGCGATGAAACAGGTACGGGCAAAGCATTCATGGAAAGATCATTGTATTATGAAACTGCTGAAGGAAGAAAAGAAGCTGTCAACATCACTGTGGCCGAAGTCTTAGAACTTTTTCGCCAACATATTAAAAGACATATTTTTATTCAGAAATCAGTTGTGTCATCTTCCAAGAAGATTTTTAAACAATGTCTGTGCCCACATGGAATGATGGAACGCTATTGTCACACATGCACTCCAGTTGAAGAGATGACATCGGAGTCAGGAATTAGTGGTTATTACCAAGAATTCTGTCAACACAACAGATTCTTTCAATGGGAAAACTACGTTCCAGAGACAGAGTTTTGCAAGCAAAAATTCCAGTGGTTTTGTACTCTGGTTAAGTCACAGGAATTTTTCAAGAAGATGATGCAGTTTTCTGCTATTTCTTGTTTCATGCAAATGCTTTGGTTTCCGACTCTGCTTTTTAGCATCGTAGGAATGCATGTGGTCGGCATGGCCGGTGCTGTTAAAGCCAGAAAGGACTATTTGGTCAAGAAGATGATTGAAAGTCGCGAATTGATGCCCGGAATTTTCAAACGCATTCGCGATATGGAAATATCACGGGGAAAAGCACTATTTTATTTTGCCTCAGCAATTTTGGCAATTTATGCTGCTTATCAATTATACAAGCGCTTTAACAAGACACAAATGATTGGTCAAGGGAATGGAATGAGTGTTCACATGGAAGAGGAAAACGTTTGGCTTACACCAGAGGTTGCACCACTCCCAAGTACACTCAAGAACGTTGGCAGGGAAGATTTGGAAAAAGCTGTTGCAAAACAACTTGTCCGAGTTGAGACAGATGAGTCCTTTTTCAATGGACTTTTCCTTCGATCCAACATTCTTGCCATACCTGGACACGAGATGCCAAAGAAGAACACAAAACTTTCAATTCGTCGTGATGCACCGGGAGTTGTATGCGGAGCGAATTTCACTTGCTTGTTGGGTCCTAGGGACTGTATTTTAGTTCCTGGGTCTGATATAGCTTTGGCTTATTTGCCAAGAAGTGGAGATAAGAAAGATTTGATTCCTTTCCTGCCGGAACAAGCAATTTCTCAGAAGTTGATAACGACAATGTTGTATCGTCGAGACAATGGAGAATTGTTTAAAGATCGGACTCGTGTGAAGAAGTATAGTTGGATTCAGACAGATAAAGTGCAATTTTATGGTGCTGTTGTTAACTACTCTAACAATACTTTCCCTGGACAATGCATGGGGGTTCATTTACATGATGCCCCTAATTCACGCATTGTAGGATTTCACGCCGCAGGAAAAGATGGTTCTACAGAAGGAGGTTTGACTTTGTGTTCACGAAGAAACATCGAGGAATCCATCAAGAAATTGGAGGAAAGAGATATTGTCGCTTTGACCATGAATACAGGTGATATGGTTACACAATCATATGGAATTGATTACACACCAAAACCTGTGGTTGATGCGAAATCTCCGACCAAATTCCAGACATTAGCACAATTTGAACACTATGGTACTATGCCAAGTGGACGAGTGAGACCAAAATCAGAAGTGGTCGTGTCTCCAGCATCTGCAGTTGTTACTGCAGTGACTGGAGTTGCTAATATCTTCGGAAAACCTGCTAACTGTAGGAAAGCCGATGATCCTGGAAATCCAGTTCCTTCGTGGGCTCCATATCAGAAGTATCTTTCTGGAGCAGGAAATGCCTATCAGGAGTTTCCCTCTGACGTTATGGAATGGGCTTTACAAGACATGATTCGTGAAATGGACGATTTGTGTGCATCAGGAATGGGAAAGGAACTTTTATCCCGAGTCAAAGTCCTTGATGATGTTGAGACGGTATCAGGTATTGATGGAATGAATTTCGTCGATGCTATGAAACCCAAGACATCCATGGGATGGCCAGTCAATAAATCCAAAAAGGGTTTTCTTATTGATCTAGAAGAAGATCTTGAGAAATACCCGACCACAACTTGCCCCCGTCTCTTAGATGAAGAGACAATGCAACTTGCCGCGAGAGCGCGTGAATGTTGGCGTCGTAATGAACGATCGTATGAAGTTTTTAAAACTTGTACAAAAGACGAACCAACAAAAATCACGAAAGATAAGGTGAGATGCTTTCAAGCAGCTCCAGTTTCTTTGCAAGTGAACATTCGTAAATACTATTTGACTTTGTGTCATTTTCTTTCAATGAGTTCGCTTAAGAGTGAATGCGCCGTTGGCGTGAATGCTCAAGGAAAGGGATGGCACGAATTGAATCAGCACATGACGAAGTTCGGCCTGGACCGTATTGTTGCGGGTGATTTCTCTGCCTATGATCAACATATGTCAGCAAGAGTGATCTTGCTAGCATTTAAAATTTTCGAACATATCGCTCGGAAAGCTGGTTATTCAGAGGATGATCTCAAAATGATGCGGGGTTGCGCCACAGAGGTGGTGTATCCTGTGATGAGTCTGAATGGGGAATTGATCCAATTATTTGGGTCGAATCCCTCCGGACAGAATCTTACAGTGTACATCAACTCTTTGGTGAACTCTCTGTACCATCGTTGCGCATTTAAGATGATTTATCCTAATTATAAAGGAAAATTTTCTGATGTCGTGGCAATGATGACCTATGGTGATGATGTGAAAATGAGTGTGAAAGTCGGATTCGACGATTACAATCATACTAACATCCAGAAGATGTTCGAAAGTTTTGGCATCAAATACACCATGGCAGAGAAGGACGCAGAGTCCGTTCCATTTATCACTCACGAAGAAGCAGACTTTCTGAAGAGGAAATCTCGCTGGGAACCACGTTATAGATACGTAGAGGAAGATGGAACAGTGCACAATGGGATGTGGATTGCTATGCTTGATGAAGCTTCGTGTTTTAAGAGCTTACATTGCAATCTTGCTTCCAAAGAACAGTCACAAGAAGAAGTGGCTATTCAGTGCATTGAAGGACAATGCAGGGAATGGTGGTTTTATGGAAAGGAGCACTTCGAGTTTCGTCATAATCAGATGAAGGAAGTAGTGCGACGCCTTGGTTGGGATAATTTCATGTCCGAATCTTTTTGGTCTGGCTACGAAGCTAGGGAGGCTAGCTGGCTAGACCGCAACGGAGTCGAACTTATCGAGTAAGTTCCTCCCGTCCTGGGACGACGTTTAAACTCACCCACGTGTACAGGTATTACGCGAAGCCATGAGCAATTTCCACCCACTGTTATGTATACCAAGGTAACTTTTAGAGTAGTTTTTAGGTTCTACTCTTAATTGGACCATGCAGGAGGGATTCAAAACCCTGAGTCGGATACTGTCTTAACGAGACGCAGTATACCAGACTATAAACCATAGAAGATCGTTACTAGTACACAAAATACTAACACCCCGATGGTTACTGGAGCCTATCGTCCAGCGTCAAGAAAATCTCTTTTCACAGCCGACATTCGTAAGATGGCTAGGAAAAGAGTTCACTATGATGAGTTTGCATATGATGATGAGACTGGAGCTTTGCTTTATAAGATTCATTGTATCGCTCATAATGCTTTAATCAAAGATGAGAACCTGTCCCTCGCAATAATGAATATTATGCATAAGGTTAGGGTTTTATCGCGACTGAGGCACATTGGTGATTGTGTGTTGTTCACTTGTGAGGAGACGGATGATGAAGATTCATTCACTTCTCAAAGTGGTAAACTACCGAATAAGGAAACGCTTTCTAAAAAGAAGCGCGACCGGAAGCGGAAGGCAGCACAATTAAAGAAGGCTAGGGAACAATCGTTGTTTAATGATTACGATCATGTTCCTGAATATCAAATGACTTATGAATACATTGTTGCTTCAGAACAAGAGCAAGCATTTATGGATTCGCAGTCGGGGAGCCTTCCCCCAGGTCAAGATGCAAACCCAGATATTGTTACTTCGGAACAAGAAGATCAAGGAGCAGTTACTACAGGCTTCAATACTGATGTTTCCGGTAACAAATTTGCATCAAAGACCGCCACCGATCCACTGAGGATGGATGGGTATGTTGAGAATTTCGATTTATCGACATTCTTGCAAAGACCCCTCCAGATTCTCTCTGTGGATTGGGATGTGGCAGATTTTCTACGAGAGTCTTTTAGACCTTGGGATTTATATCTGTCGCATCCCGCCATTGTCCGTAAATTGGATAATTATTTGTACATTCGAGGAACGTTGAAAGTTACGTTAATGTTGAATGGTACCCAATACCACTATGGTAAGGGAATTTTATCATACAACCCTCTAGTGTCAGGTAATCAGCCTGCGCGGACACCCGGATCAGCACCAGTTCTCGATAATGTTACATATTCTCAGAGACCTCATATTCTTTTCGATCCTTCTGATAGTGTTGGAGGAGAGATGGAGTTGCCATTTGTTTTCGACCAAACTTGGTTGGAATTAACAAATGATACGCAACTTGAGGACATGGGAGAAATGACATTGAGTAGCTTTAGCCAGTTAGGAATGGCTAATGGTGAGACTGATTCGGTCAGGATTACGATTTTCGCACATTTTATGCCAGACGTCGTGTTGAGTGGTTCAACCACACAACTAGTTTCTCAATCTGGTAAGCGAGATGAGTATGGGGATGGAATTATTTCCAAACCCGCAGCTGCTATTGCCCGTTGGGCGGGATATTTGACAGCTGTTCCTGAGATTGCTCCTTTTGCATTAGCCACGCAAATTGGAGCTGATGCGGTTGGAGGAATCGCAAAGTTATTTGGATATAGTCGACCAGTAAATGTTGAACCCGTGCGCAAGTACAGGCCTACATATGCTGGTAATATTGCTAATACTTCGATCGAAGAGGCAGCGGATAAGCTGACCTTCGATCCTAAGCAAGAGACGACTATTGATCCTAGAATAACAGGCTATGGGTCTGGAGGAGATGACCTTACGATTAACTCGATAGCATCGAGATTTTCGTATTTGACATCGACATCCTGGGCTGTTTCCGATACGCAAGGGACGCACTTAGCAAGTTTAAGAGTGTCTCCCGCACTATTCGGAAAACAGACTATCGCTTTGGAAGATCAAATGGTTATGACACCTATGTGTTTTGCCGCCCAACCTTTCAGGTATTGGCGTGGTAGCATTAAGGTGCGTGTCCAAGTTGTTTGTTCCAAGTTCCACAAGGGTAGAATTAGATTAGTATACGATCCGAAAGGATTAACTAATGCTACACTGGATTGGATTGGCGGTTATCATGAAGTTATGGATATATCAGAGAAGACTGATATGGAATTTACTATCAATTGGAATCAACCTGTTGCTTACAGGGAGGTTAAGAATGTGGTTACAGGCGCTACTTTAGCGGATGAAAATCACACCCCAGTTGATGGTGCTGCTCCTACTACGGAGCCCATTACTAATGATGAGGATTATACCAATGGCGTTTTTGCAATTTTTGTACAAAACGAGTTGGTCCGACCCGACACCGGAGATACCTACACTCCTAGAATCAATTTATTTGTTGCTGCTGGGGACGACTTTGAAGTTGCCACCCCAGATACGGTTGGTACGCAAACAATTTCATACTTGTCTTCACAGTCAGGTGCGATTACGGATGCACAACCAAGCGACAGCGCCCCTTTGGGGCATGATATTGAATCTAAAGAAGTAGGAGGGCAAATGAAGGATATGCCCGGTAATTCAGTCGTTTATTTCGGAGAGACATTTCATACTTTCCGAGATATGCTTAAGAGATATTGCTATTCCGAGACGATTTTGTCTCCGGACACATCTGGTGATACTACACAATCATCTCATTGGCTGTGGCGACTTTACCACAAAGTCTTCCCTCGATATCGAGGAGGAGGCACCACCATAGCGACCTTCGAGTTCTCAAGAATGACTTTGATGAACTATCTTACGCCAGCCTTTGTGGCGCGCCGTGGTGGCATTCGCTGGAAGTACGTCTATACTTCCTGCGATGGGTCCTTTTCAGGACCACTTGGGCGCTTCCAGATTACTCGTTACGAGGGAGCACCCAATTCAGACGACAACGCATGTTTTCCCATGGGATCTACTGGATCCGCGGGAAATCCTGACTTACAGATTAGACCGATCACTGCTTTCTCCGAGGACACTTGGGATGGAGGCTACACTACCACACTGAAGGAAAATCCGACAGTCGAGGTGGAGTACCCTTATTATTCCAATCTTCGTTTTAAGAGAGCAAATGATTTGAGCTATACTACTGGAGATGAATCTGCCGCCAGAGGAACACTTTTGATCCCTGGTAATGGCAATTCAGATCCTATTGCAGGTTCTCATGCTGTGGATTTGTTTGTTGCTGCTGGAGAAGACTTTAACCTTGTTTGGTTTTTGTCCTGTCCTTATGTTTATGCACAAACATTTCCGTCGTCTTAGACATTTCGAGAGTAATAAATAATGTTTTCATGGTAGACCGAACTACTATATGTTACATTTTGCTTTGATTTGAGTATACAGGTTATACACTCGAGCTATTTATTACACACTCCTGGTAAGGAGTATAATTTATACCAACCAAATCCTATTTCAATCGGTAGGTGGGCGACATGCAGTTCGTATAAGCATGTTTACCCGACGTACGCAACCTTAGGGATGCGCTTCATTACAATTAATCAATAATTTTGTACTTGGTGCGCATTGCGTATGCCAAGGAGTTTTTGAGATTGATGTTATGAAGAGGAACCGTCGAATCTAACGCATTTGGAGTTAGAGAAAGCGCGAGAAGCAGATTGAAACCATGTGGTTTTGCCTCCTGCTTCTGAGATATATAGTTCCCTACTATATGTCACGCGTGGCGGGTTGATTTCCC